CTGTTAGACATAAGGGCATCTTCGGATGTCCTTTTAGACTGTAACGTAAGGAGAATATTATGAACAAACTAGACCACACACAATCCAATTGGAAGGTAATGCACCTACCCTGTAGTGTATGTGGCTCATCCGATGGGGTGAGCGTTAATACAGACAACTCGTGGCACTGTTTCAGTGGCGGTTGCGATGCACACGGGCAACATTATGAAGGCGAATATGAAGAAGGAAATTATATGACCGAAGAAAAGAAAGTAACACAGATGGTAACAACAGGTATCCTAGGGGAGTTAGTTGACAGAAAGATTACATCTACTACTGCTAAGAAGTATGGTGTAACAATAACAAGGAATGTAGATGGGAGTGTTAAGCAACACCTATACCCCTACTACAATGAGGGTGAGCAGGTAGCTCAGAAGATTAGAAACGTACAAGATAAAGACTTCCGTATCGAGGGCTCAACACGTACTGCTGACCTCTTCGGTGCACAGACAGTGCGTAAGGAAGGTAAGTTTATTACTATCACAGAGGGTGAGTGTGATGCGATGGCCGCCTATGAATTGATGGGTAGTAAGTGGGGTGTAATAAGTATTATCAATGGTGCAGCATCAGCACCTAGAGATATCAAAAGGAACTTAGATTTCTTTGATAAGTTTGAGACAGTAGTGATATGCTTTGATTCAGACAAGGCAGGTAGAGATGCAGCTAAGAAAGTAGCTGAGTTATTCCCACCATCTAAGGCTAAGATTATGACGTTGCCTGGTGATTACAAAGATGCCAATGATATGCTTAAGGTAAACAAGAAGCAAGCCTTTATGGATGCTTGGTGGGACGCTAAGCTATTTGCACCTGATGGTATCGTTAGGGGTGATGATATGTGGGGTGTAGTCACTGAGGAAATTAATCAATCCTTTGTTGAGTACCCTTGGCAGAGTATGAATGACCTAACCTATGGTATACGTACACACGAATTGATTACTATCACAGCAGGTAGTGGTATGGGTAAGTCCCAGTTCGTTAGAGAATTAGTGTACTATCTTATGAACATTAAGGATGGTAGTAACGTAGGGTTATTAATGATGGAGGAATCTATCAGACGTACTGGCTTAAGTCTTATGTCCTTATCCGCTAATCAATTACTACACCTACCTGATGTACACATTGATAAAGAAGAACTCAGACAACACTACGATGCTACGTTAGGTACTGGTAGGATATTCTTGTACGATAGCTTTGGTTCTAACAGCATTGATAACATCGTTAGTCGCGTACGTTATATGGCTAAGGGTTTAGATTGTAAGTACATCTTCCTTGACCACGTATCAATCATTGTGTCTGACCAACAGAACGGTGATGAACGCAAGGCTCTTGATGAGATTGTTACTAAGCTACGTACGTTAGTACAGGAGACAGGCATTGCTTTATTTCTTGTTAGTCACCTACGTAGACCTGGCGGCACATCGCACGAGGAAGGTGGTATGACCTCACTCTCACAGCTTAGAGGCTCAGCAGGTATTGGACAGCTATCTGATATGGTGATTGGATTAGAGCGTGATGGACAGGATGATGACCCTATCAAACGTAACACTACTACTATACGTATTCTTAAGAATAGATTCAGTGGTCTTACTGGCCCTGCTTGTTACTTATACTATGATAAAGATACTGGTAGAATGGTAGAGGTTGATAACCCTAATGATGCAGGAGATGATGATGAGTTCTAAGGTAGTATTTGATATTGAAGCTGATGGGTTAGACCCAACACAGGTATGGTGTGTATGTGCTAAACGCTTAGGCGATAAAGAAGTTTACACCTTCACAGATGCTGATTTATTTAAGGCATACCTTAAGGATGTGACTGAGTTAATAGGACACAACATCATTGGCTATGATGTACCTGTACTTGAACGTCTATGGGATGTAGACTTTAGTAATCTTAAACTTACTGATACTCTTGTACTGTCTAGACTATCTGAACCATCTAAGTTAGGGGGACACGGCCTTAAGAAATGGGGTGAGTATCTTAACTACCCTAAGGGAGATTATGAGGATTGGTCAAGGCTCACACCTGAGATGATTGAGTACTGCAAGCAAGATGTTAGAGTTACTGAGTCTGTTTATGGGGTAGTACTTAAAGACTTAAAGGGGTTTAGTGAAGACTGTGTTGAGTTAGAACATAAAGTTGTTGCTATCATACATCAGCAACAGCTGAATGGTTGGTTGATAGATGAGCGTGAAGCTACTACACTACACGTTGAGTTATGTGAACGTAAGCAAGGCTTAGTAGATGAGGTGTTAGAAACATTTAAACCTCTACCTACTTTCATTAAACTAACACAGCTAAAGAACCCTATGCTTAAAAATAGGCAGCCTTCTATGGCGTTTGCTAAGCAGATGGCAAGGGGTGCACACTTCAATGAGGCTAGGGAGTGGGGGTGTATTGAGTATCCAGAGTTTAACTTAGCTTCAAGACAACAGATAGTTAGATACCTTGAACACTTTGGTTGGACACCTACTAAGTTTACTGATAAAGGTAATGCTATTGTAGATGAGTCAGTCCTTAAAGGAATCACTAACATACCTGAGTGTATCTTGATTGCTGAGTACTTCTTAATCTCTAAGCGTGAGGCTATGCTACGTAACATCTTAGGTAAGGTAGGTAAGGATGTACGCATACACGGATACATTAATACTAATGGTGCTGTAACAGGTAGGATGACACACTCCGACCCAAATATGGCGCAGATACCATCAGCTAAGTCAGACAAAGATGGTAACCTTATATGGGGTATTGAGGGTGGCTATGGTGCAGACTTTAGAAACATCTTCAAGGCTAAGGAAGGTTATGTTATTGTAGGTTGTGACGCTAGTGGTTTAGAGTTACGAATGCTTGCACACTATATGAATGATAAGGAGTACACAAATGAAATACTACACGGAGATATACACACAGCAAACCAAGTGGCTGCAGGACTTCAATCAAGAAATCAGGCAAAGACTTTCATCTATGCATTCTTGTATGGTGCAGGGGATGCAAAAGTCGGGAGTATCGTTAACGGAGGGGCAAAGGATGGTAAGCGACTTAAGACAAAGTTCCTTAATAATACGCCACCACTTAGAGATTTACGAGAGCGAGTTGGAACGGCTGCTAAAAGAGGGTACGTTAAAGGACTTGACGGCAGAAGAATCTGGATTAGACACCAACACGCAGCACTTAACTCTCTCTTGCAAGGGGCAGGAGCAATAGTTATGAAGAAAGCCTTGACAATTTTGGATGAACGTGCTAGAATAGCAGGACTTGATTACAAATTTGTAGGTAACATACACGATGAGTACCAGACAGAGGTACTTAAGGAACACGCTGTTGAGTTTGGTGTGTTAGCTGTCGAGGCTATACGTGAGGCAGGTCAGGCATATGAAATGAGATGTCCTCTTGATGGGGAATATAAGATTGGATTAACTTGGGCGGAGACACACTAATGGCTAAGAAGAAAACAGTAGATACTTTAGTAAAGGATGTAGAGAAACTATTCACTAACATAAGTAAGGGCAAAGAACTTAAGATGCCTAAGAAGAAGGTAGCTAAGTTGATGGCGGGGCTTGAAGAAGTACTACACCAATGGGCTACACCTAGAGGACAGAGTACTGGCTTACGTATGTCTAATGTAGGTAGGCCTAACAGACAGCTATGGTATGACGTTAACACTGATGCTACTGCTAAAGAGATGGATGCTTCTGTTATGTTCAGGTTCTTGTACGGTCACGTTGTGGAAGAGTTTCTTCTATTCTTTGTAGACTTAGCAGGTCACAAGGTAGAGATGCAACAGGCTGAGGTAGATGTATGTGGTCTCAAGGGACACATTGACTCAGTGATTGATGGTGTTGTTATCGATGTTAAGACTGCTAGTGATTACTCCTTCAAGAAGTTTAAGGAAGGTAAGTTAGCAGAGAGTGACCCGTTTGGTTACCTAGCACAGTTAGCAGGCTACGAACACGGACTTAAGAAACAAGGCGGTGGGTTCTTAGTAGCTAACAAATCAACAGGTGAGCTATGCTTGTTTAGACCTGATGACCTTGAGCTACCTAACATAGAGACACGCATCAATAAGGTACGTGAAGAACTTAAGCAAGACACACCACCTCTTGAACGTTGTCACCCTATCATAGACATTGGTAAGGCAGGCAACAGAGGGTTACATAACTCTTGTAAGTGGTGCTCACACAAGGTAGCGTGCAACCCTGACGCTAGAGTATTTAAGTATTCAACAGGTGATTTATTCTTTACACACGTAGAGAAGAGACCTCGCTCAGACATTGAAGAAGTAACGGAGAAATATTATGCACGGTAGAAAAGCAAAAGCAATAAGAAGAGAAGCTACAGAAAATATGGTTGGTTGGTTACAATCTTTACTTGATGGTGAAGAAAAGGATAAGGTAACCACTAAGACTGTACAGAGTTTAGCCCCTAAACAAACACACGTACTTAGTTTTGGAACAGTTAGACTATCCATCTACTCATACAAATGGTTTGTTAAAATGGCTAAGCAACAGAAAGATTGGAAGGCTGTCGCAGGTGTCTGATGAAAACATCTTGCTTAAGCTCTCGTTCGTAGAAGAGAGTGGTGTAATGGAGCTATCTGTTGTGAACAATACAGTAGAGGGTAGCAAAGCATATCAACTACTGTATCCATTAGCAGTTGGTATCGGTATTATACTAGAAGATGACCCTGATTTACTATACGAAGCAGGTACTGAACTATATGATGGGGCTACTTACATCCACACAGACACAGACACGATGCACTAAGGATTTCATTAGGGGTCTGACCTACCTCTTCCCCGCAACAGGTCACTAAATTAAAATAGGAGAAGAAAAGATGAAGGATAACATTAACCCCAGCCATTACAAGCAGGGAAACATAGAGGTCATAGACTTTATTCTAGACCAGAAGTTAACATATGTAGAAGGTAATATCATCAAGTACGTAAGTAGGTATAAGACTAAGAATGGTTTAGAAGATTTAAAGAAAGCTCAGTGGTATCTACAAAAACTTATGTTAGAGATGACTAAAGATGACTGACCTCTTACTAATAAATATTAGTTGGATGGTAGTGGGTGCTATTAGTATCTACTATGTAGATAAGAGAGCATACCGAGAGGGTATGTCAGATGCTATCGTTATGCACAGTACTGGTATGCTTACATATACTACCTACACTGACTGCTCAGGAGACCCTATGATTGAGATGGAGATTAAATCAGATGAAGAGTGAATACTTAGGAATAACAATAGACAGAGCCAAGGATAAGGGGATGACACCACAGGCGTTAGAACTAATCAAAGGTTATTACTTACGTGGTAAAGAGAAGTCACCACAGGAAGCTTATGCTAGAGCTTGTGTAGCATATAGTAATGGAGATGTTGAACTGTCACAGAGGTTATACGATGCTGTATCAAATGGTTATTTTATGTTCAGTTCTCCTATACTTAGCAACGCTCCTATGCCAGGAGAGCAAGCGAAAGGACTACCTATTTCTTGCTTTCTTAGCTACGTGCCCGATACACTTGATGGTCTTATTGAACACCAATCCGAACTGGCTTGGCTAAGTGTTAAGGGTGGTGGTGTAGGTGGTCATTGGTCTGATGTACGTGCAGTGAGTGACAAAGCACCATCACCAATACCATTCATTAAAGTAGCTGATTCAGCAATGACAGCATATAAACAAGGACAGACAAGGAAAGGAAGTTATGCAGCGTATATGGACATCTCTCACCCAGACGTGGTGGAGTTTCTTAACATCCGTATCCCTACGGGAGGTGATAGTAATCGTAAGTGTTTCAATCTTAATAATGCTATTAATATTACCGATGATTTTATCGATGCTGTTGTTGCTGGTGATACGTGGGATTTACGAGACCCTCACGATGATAGTGTCAGGGACACTGTGGACGCTAGAGAAATGTGGGAGAGGTTACTCGAGACTCGCTTCAGAACGGGTGAACCCTACCTCAACTTCATTGACGAAGCAAACAGACAATTACCACAAACATTAAAGGAGAAAGGACTTGAAATTAGAGGAAGTAACTTATGTAATGAAATTCACTTACCAACCAACGAAGATAGGACGGCAGTATGTTGCCTATCCTCCGTCAATCTTGAAACTTTTGACGAGTGGAAAGAAACTTCGTTAGTATGTGATTTAATAACTATGCTTGACAATGTACTTACTTGCTTCATAGCTGATGCACCACGTGAACATATGCGTAAGTCTATTAACTCCGCAGCTATGGAGAGAAGCTTAGGCTTAGGTGCTATGGGCTTTCACGCATACCTACAGAAGAAGAACATTCCTTGGGAGTCTGCCTTAGCTGTCGGACATAACAAGAAGATGTTTAAGCTTATTAAGGAGCAAGCAGTTGAAGCTACTAAAGCATTAGCTGATGTACGTACCCCTTACTTTGATGGGCCTAACAGTGGTAGACGTAACTCACATCTACTAGCTATTGCTCCTAACGCAAACAGTGGAATGATACTGGGTACATCACCTAGTATTGAGCCTATAAAGTCTAATAGTTTTGTACATAAGACACGTATCGGTTCTCACTTGATTAAGAATAAACATCTTGAGAAGGTATTAGAGGAACATAGACTACGCTTAGGTAAAGATAAGGATTGGTTAGCTAAAGAGTGGAGAGGTATCGGACACCATAATGGTAGCGTACAGCATATTGATTATCTAACTGAGTGGGAGAAGGATGTATTTAAAACAGCCTTTGAACTAGACCAGATGTGGGTAGTACAACACGCAGGTGATAGACAAGAGTTTATTTGTCAAGGTCAATCAGTTAATCTATTCTTCCCTGCAGGTAGTGATAAGAACTATGTATCACAGGTACACCTACAGGCTTGGAAGTCTAAGCTTAAAGGTTTGTACTACTTACGTACTTCAGCTACTAGCAGTGCTGAGAATGTAGGACAACAGGTTACGAGAGTAGCACTTAAGGATTTTATGGAGGAAGAAGGATGTCTAGCTTGCGAGGGTTAACAGAAGAAAGTAAAACGTTTAAACCCTTTGCATTCCCTTGGGCTATGGAGATGGCAGAGAAGCACGAGGACTTACATTGGACAGAAGCTGAGGTAAACCTTAGTGATGATGTAACTCAGTGGAAGGATGGGTCACTAAGCGAAACAGAGAAGAATCATATCACACAGATACTACGACTGTTCACTCAGTCTGATGTAGTTGTAGGTGGTAACTACTGTGATATGTTTATCCCTCACTTCAAGAACAATGAGATGAGGAATATGCTACTTAGCTTTGCAGCTAGGGAAGGAGTACATCAGAGAGCTTACGCATTACTTAACGACACACTAGGACTACACGAGAGTGAGTACAGTATGTTCCTTGAGTATGATGCGATGGTAGAGAAGGTAGAGTTTATGAAGGATGCTGATACTAGTACCCAACACGGTATGGCTAGGGCTATTGCACTATCTGTATTCAATGAGGGTGTTAGTTTGTTTAGTGCCTTTGTTATGCTACTTAACTATCAACGTATGGGTAAGATGAAAGGTATGAATACTGTAGTAGAGTGGAGCATCAGAGATGAGACTATGCACTGTGAAGGTATGAGTAGATTGTTTAGAGAGTTTTGTAACGAACACCCGAGGATTGTGAATGATGAGTTTAAGAGAGAGATATATAATATGGCGCGACAGATTGTCGAGCTTGAGGATAAAGTTATTGACCTTGCCTATTCGGCTGGGGATATTGAAGGACTTGACAAAGGTGAAGTTAAAACGTACATTCGCTATCTGGCGGACAGACGATTAATACAGATGGGACTTAAAGGTAACTTCAAAGTAAAAGAGAACCCTCTTCCTTGGGTGGAAGAGTTAACAAGTGGTGATAGTATGAGTAACTTCTTTGAGAAGACTGTCACTGATTATTCAGCAGTAGGAATGACAGGAGAAATAATATGGGATTAGATAGAACAGGTAACGGGTACTTAGTAGACCCAACACAGTGGTCACTGGATGTGATGCACGAGATGGCTAAGGAAGATGATGTCACACTAACAGATTCACAAGTGCTACAGATTGAGAAGGCAAGGGAATACTATGATGAGAACTCCTCTGTGCCCCCTATAAGAACCTTTGCTAAGTATGTAGGCATTGATAAGGGTAAGCTATTTAAAGAGTGGCTAACAGGGCCTCTTAAACCCATCACTAAGTACGGTGGATTACCTCAACCAACAGGATGTGTATAATGAAAGATAGAAACTGGAACAAAGAGTTTGAATACAATTGGAAGTGGTTAGCACTAGGATTGTTCTTTATCTTTGCTGCAATCTTTGGAGATGCTCAGGCTAACAACTACAAGAATGCTAACTACACTTTCCCTAGTGAACGAGCAGAGTTTCATCTCATTAGGAATGATGGTATGAATACTCACTTAACTTGGAAATGTCAGGACGTAGAGACTTGCTATGAAGTGTTTAAGATGAAGCAGCACAAGGACAATACACAGAACTGTGCTAATGGTATGTGGATTGAGAGACCTAATGGTTATAAATGGAGATTAAAGTAATGGATATGGGTGAGATATTAGTAGGTGTACTATTTATACTAAGCATTTACTTTGCTTGGTGGTGTGGTACGGTTGATTGTAGTGTTGATAAGGAGAGAAACAAAAGAGATGACTGATGACAGTATGCAACGGAAGGAACGTTACTCTCAACTCATTGAGGACTCAGCAGTGGTGTGGCATAAACTGTATGCGGAGGAGAAAAGAAAATACGAAGAGTTGCAGCAACGTTATAACGCACTTACAAAACAAATCAGGAAACAAGGGAAGGATAAAGTGGATGACCACGATGCCTTCTTGCGTAACTACAACAGGAATTGAAAATGAATGAAGTAGAGTTAGAGCTATCAGAAGCAATGATTAAAGATTTAGTTAGTATAGGTTTAGAAGTAATACTTAATAGTTACTTTACTAATCTTAAGAAGTTAGCTGAAGATGCAGGTGAGGAATGGGACGATGAGCGTATCAATATTATAGGACAGAACGGTAACAACGGAGACCACTATGAGTAAGAAAAAGAAAGTTAGTGCTATTAGTAAACTTAACTTTGACCTAACCCCTATCGAATCTTTAACAGAGGCACAGCAAAAGTTCTTTAACGCCTATGATAAAGGGGATAACCACTTACTAGTTGGCTACCCTGGCACAGGTAAGACCTTCTTAAGCCTATACAAAGCCTTTGAAGAGACACTAGCCAAGAAGAAGTGTGGCATTGTTATCGTTAGGTCAGCTGTACCTACTAGAGATGTTGGCTTCTTACCTGGAAACCTAGAAGAAAAGGGTGAGATATACGAGCTACCCTATAGACAGATAACTAATGAGTTGTTTGGTAGGGGTGATGCCTATGAGATACTAAAGAAGCACGGTGTTGTTAGATTCCTAACCACCTCCTACGTCAGAGGCATAACACTTGATGATGTCATTGTTATTGCTGATGAGTTTCAGAATATGACAGCACACGAAGCTGATAGTATTCTCACTAGGCTAGGTAAGAACTCTAAGATAATCTATTGTGGTGACTTTATGCAGACTGATTTGATTAAACATAAAGAGTTAAATATCCACCGATTCATATCAGTAATTGAGTCGATGGATTCTTGGTTCGATGTCACTGAGTTTGGTATGAATGATATTGTTAGAAGTGGCTTGGTTAAAGAGTACATCATTACCAAGTATCATAAATATGTGGAGGGTTATTAATGGCACGGAATAACAAGTGGATGTATAAGGCAAGAGGTGCTGATTCTAAGTGGGAAGGTATGCTGCGAGATGGTGTACTTAACTGTTGTGAACACCACCCTGAAAAGCTACCCTATGTCATACCTCACAACTACACACCTGACTTCAAGACTAAGGATAAGAAGTATATCATTGAAGCTAAGGGTAGGTTTATGGATAGCTCAGAAGCTTCTAAGTATAAGTGGATACGTAAGAGTTTACCTGAACACATAGAGTTAGTATTTCTTTTTATGTATCCTAACAAAGCTATGCCCCACGTTAAGGTACGTAAGGATGGAACGAAGTTAACTCACGCTGAGTGGGCTACTAAGAATAAGTTTAGATGGTTTGATGAAACAACAATCAAGGAAATATTATGACTGAGCAACAGGTAATTGATTTATTGAATGATACAAGTAAGTACACCTTCAAGAAAGAGAAGGATAACTTCTCTAGATATGATGCCTTCTGTGAGGAGCACGGTGTTATGCTAGAGATTAAATGTAGGCGTGCCTTCTATGATGATACACTTATTGAGAAGATGAAGTATGATTGGAATACTAAGTATGCTACTGATAACAACTACAAGTTCTTGTATGCTGTTAGTATGGCTAAAGAAGGTAAGGATACCGTATACATCTTTAAACCTAATGACCTTAGCATTAGTTGGTTTACTAAGAAACTACCCGCACAGACAGACTTCGGACGTAGAGAGTGGATTGATAAAGAGATAGCTTACATTCCTATCGTTGATGCAGTAGCTACTAGATGAAGATATTAAAAGCTAAAGAACAATTAGGACAAGAGATATACGCACTCACTGATATCTATCCTATGTCAGACATAACAACTAATCTTGACGTAGTGGAACTACATAAATCACTGGCAAAAGGTATGAACTTTCCTATCATACTATACCCTGTGATAGTGTCTCAGTGGCGCACAGAGTCTATACATAATATATTATACATAGCACCACCTAAACACCTCAATGATAGTGATGTAGTATTACAGATTAAGTGTGGGTGTAACAGGTATAACTATGCTAAGGCTCAAGGATTCACTCATATAGAAGCGATTAAGACTGAGCAAGGAGATGAGGTGGTTATGCATATGCAAGCCTCTGAGAAGTGGTGGAAGAAACAATAGGGGTTGACAATGGAATGGTTTTATGATATAGTAAGATTTATGTGGCACGATGATAATATGTATATAACAATAGCAATACTTGCATTCATCATTGGTGCATTGCACGCAACTAACAGAGGAGAATAAGATGACAATAGTAACAGTAGAAAGCCTAACAGGCAGTAGACCACTTAAGTATAACTTACTAACAAAGGATACAGAATACCTAGCAGGTGGTCAGTACTTTGATTGGTTAGAGCGTAAGTCTATTGATGCCTTCAGAGTAGGTGGTAACACAGAGGAGGAGTTCTGTATTGAAGACTCAATCGGAAGAGCCATACCATTTAGGTTAGAGGATATAGATAGTTTAATTGATGTACTGTTAGCCTATAGACAGGACAATGATAAAAACATTAAGATTGCAGACCTACAAGCACAGATTAGGGAGTTAGAACACGATGGAGATTAGACCACTAGATGCTAACAACGACCACACTACTGTTGCAGAGTTAGAAATATGTATTGCTAACCTAGACAGAGCTATCTTTGCATTACAGATGGATACAACTAATGAAGAGAAGAACGCGCCCTACCTTGCACAGATGTATGAGTTAGAACAGTACTATGCTAAAGACTTACGAGCCCTTAAGAAACAGAAAGATATAGTAGGTGATTTTTAATGCACGCTAAACTTGTTGGTTTCCAAATACTCTTAGACAGAAAAGGGAGACTCCTAGTTGAACTAAGTGGTCTCCCCTTGGATGAAGTTGATGCTGTATTTGAAGACTCACCTGATAAGCATATGTATAACGTACTTATCGAAGAGTGTAATCATAAATTAGCTGCGTTAGTTATGCACCTAGAAGCAGAGCTAAGCTCGCTTTGAAGTCTTACTTTGTTTACGCGTATCATCTAGCTTAGATATCGTATACTTCTCCTGCTTAATTTCTTTAAGCATCTCTTCAATGGCATCATAAGTTTCTTTAGTTAACGACATCTTTTGCATATGTCCCACTCCCTTACTAGTGGGGTGGTCTATGTATACTGTAGAGATACCCCCCTCTTTAATAACGTGCTTGATACCACCACGCTTCTGGATTATGTGGTAATCAGCTAACGTACGTGCCCATACTTCACCAGGATGTGCCACATAATTAACATTCCCTGCGTTACTTTTACTTTCAATGTCCTGATGTATGAGGGGGTCTGAAAGTATGTATGACATTGCAGTGGTTACCTTCTTCTTAAGAGGCTTACGCATCCTACTCTTTTCACCCATAGCTTTGTCGTTGAAGAAATTTCTACGCTCTTCTCGTGTACTTAAACTGTAGTAATCTTTTAGGTAGTCATCCCCTGCTAACTCAAAACCATAACCAGATAAAGTACCTGGTGGTGCTTCGTTAGTACCCCCTTTCTTAGTACCACCTGTCTCATCCATATCGGATAAGTGTTGATTGAATCTATGTGCCCATTCGTGTGCAGTAGTATCTGCATACTTATGAGAAGTAATAATATCAGAAGGGCTTCCCTTAGAATGGTCTATGTTGTATAGTATTTGAGCACTTAAAGGCTGTTCCGTATCGTTAGAATAGTAACCTGTCGAAGCTACTATGTCTCCACCACCCTTACCATACCTACCATCATAGTTCTGCGCTGCAGAATGTTCAAGATTAAAATGTACAGACTCAGGAGTAAGCCCAAAAGAATCAGCTACCTCTGTTATCTCTCTTCGGTATTTCTCCTTGAACGCATCATCACCAACTACTTCAGCACCATACACAGCATCAGCTATGTAACTCTTTTTAAATAACGAAGAGAGTCCCTTACCTGGTATCTCTTGGCCCTCTGTTAACACTTCTCTTTTAACATCGCTTCTTGGTACGTACTCCTCAGTAACTTCACCACCCAAGCTAAGATTAAGTGAGTTCATCTGTGTAACTAACCCACCCCTTCTAAACTTCTTACGTGTCACTTCTATTACTTTGACATCTTCAGGATTGAAGATAGCTAATTCACCTTCACGCTTGTTCCCTTTAATGCCGTGCTTATTAAGTAGCTTATGTGCTTCCTTCTCCCCTAAGTGTGAAGTCAAGGCAGGGTAGACATCAATGCCACCATCCTCTAGGTCAACATCAAAGTCTACTTCCTTCTTAATATCTTTGAAGGCCTTAGTAACAAACTTAGATTGTCCACCATCACCCCAGTTAATAGACTTCTCAAGGATATCGTGAGGTACTTCCTTCTTGATTAGATAGCTACCTGACCACGCAGAAGCATCAGCCTCATTTGTAAACGAGTAATCTGCTTTGCCCATTGTTGCGGTATTCCACTTAGTGGGGTCAATAGATTTATGCTCACCTGAAGACGAGCTACTATATATGTACATAGTTTTCTCTTCTTTAGGTAGTGGTACAGGAGCAATAGTCTTTTCTTTAGTTGGTGTCTTATGCTTACGTAATGTCTTCGGGATAGTACGTACCGCACTACCAGTCACGTTAGAATAAAGTACATCTTCTACAGCTTTCTCTTCACTATCATAGCTATGGTCACCCATAAGGGTAGCACCTGCTCTATCAATAGCATTAAGAGACTCTCTCATAATGTCAGGCATTGCCCACTCACTCTCACCTGTCTCAACATTACGTCTAACAGGCGCTAGTGTACCATACTCGTATCCTTTTTCTTTAGGGAAGGCAACACGTTCATCACGAACAATCGTTCCTGTATCGTCTACTGAAGCCTCGCCTCCCTTGCTAAAACCCAGGCGTGCTACTTGTGATACTAGACCACCCTTACTGAATGTAGCTAGCCCATCTTTTATCTCAGTATCTTTAATTTGTTTATCCTCAGGCATATCATAGACTTCAGTACCGAAGGTACGTTCAAGGATATTGATTGTCTTAGGAAGAGGAAGTATTTTTTTAATCTCTGGTGTCACTACAAAGGGGTCAGTAATATCTATTGACCTAATAGCTTCAGCACTCTTAGTTAATGTAGAGGCAGCAGGGAAAAAGTCTAATGGATTATTACCATACTTATTAATGTACTGTTGTGAGGCTAAGTTACCAAAGAAACCTGTGTTACCTGAGAGCTGGTTAGCATCCGCTAGGAACTTACCCCAATCTTTACTCTCATCTGATATCTCTCCATCAGCTACAATCTCTCTTAGTGTTTTAACACCACCATATACAGATAATAATCCTGCCATCTTAACAGCTAGCTTAGCCTCACCATCTTCCATACGAGCTACTAATGAATTAACCTGTGCTGTTTTAGCCTGCGCCCACGAGGAGAACTGACCTACTAATCTTAACCAAGGATTCTTAGTCTGTGTATAAAGTAGTCTGTTACCAACAGTAGGAATCTTAGCGTCTCTCTCCATAGCTCTAAAGCCTGCTGAGTTAAGTAGATGCTTAACATCTCCCTCGAACGCAGCGTCAAATGTTTTAAATTGTGCAATATGCTTTGCATCCTCAGGCGAGATACCTGAATAAGCCATACGTTTTCTGAGGTGCTCAGTCTTCTTAGTTGCCTTAGAACTAGCCAATAGTTTGACGTGCTCTTTGTGTGTGAACTCTCCCCACTTCTTACCTGTCTTCTTCTCAATAGATGCTATGTTCTTATTGTTTAATTTAGAAAACTCTACAGCAGTATCATAAGCGTCAATTGCTCCTGAGTTATATGCGAATCTACGTGCATACGATGTGATGTTCTGGAGACCAATCATCTTGAAGAAACCTTGGTTAGTCTTACTGATAGCATTAGCAGCTTCGCTAGTGATACCTGATAACGCCTGTATTTCATCCTGTAATTGTGTTGTTTGATTCATTGCAAGGTAACGAGCAGGCTCTTTAGTATTACGTGCTGTCTTACCTTTAGTAGTGCTTGTTATCTTAATACCTTTAAGCGCACTCTTGAAGAACGTAGAGTTTTGAAAAGGCTGAATCAAGTCACCAAGGTTAGCTAGTGTTACATCCTCTAGCATAGCTAAGTTATTATACATAGCGATAGAACCCGCAGCATTGTGCCCGCCCCAATTAGAGATACCATATCTACCAAAATAAGCATTCACAGAGTCATTAATAAACTTAATTTCTCTAGTGTGCTCTTTATATAGGCGTTTATCTTCAGCAGTTCCTGCATACTTATCGTGAATTTTCTTACGAAGTCTACCTAACAGCTCACCCTTAGCACCCCACGTACGTGCAAACTCTACTGTCTTAGTACTTTCTCTAACCATATTACTAAGTATCTCAGCTGGGTCATTCTTTAACCAAGGCTCTAGGATTTCTTCCACTTGTACATCAACACCTTCTATCTTAATAGTACCGTGTAGTTCTCTTTCTTTCTGTAGGTGTTTAATAAACGGCAGTGTGTCTAACACCTGTTTACCTTCCTTGTTAATCGAGGATACAGTCTTATTACTATTCAAGTAGAAGTTCTTAATGAATTGATTAGCATACTTCTGAGCATCTTCAGTAGTAGCTTTAGGATTCTGCTTAGTATGGATGAAGGCTAACACATCTTTAAAGGCCTTACCATCTTTAGTAATTAAGTCGAAGTTATATTCTCTAGGGAAGTAATTGTCTAGCTCTGTTATTGCGCGAATATCTACATCATTATGGTAAGCTTTGTAGTCATCAAAGAAGTCTTTGAATCTACCCGCTAAGGCTTTAGCTTCATCAGTGTTATCACCTGCTTTAGCATAACCACGTAGTATCTTAACCGCTGATGTCTGTGTCTCCTTAGATGTAGTCTGTAATACATCGTCATACAATGTCATCATCCAATGGTTATACGCTAAGTTAGAACGCTCTTCTACGGCTAGCTGACGTGCGCCTTTAGCTTTGAACTGGTGAAACATCATATCAGAGAACTGTCCTGTCTCAGGACCTAGTGCCTTCAGCTTAGTAGCAAGTGTACCTGAGAAGCTAACATCGATATGACGTAGTGTAAACGCAACATTACGTTTGAATACACTCTTCATTACATCTTTCTTAACTTCTTGAGGTAAGAAGGTGTTATGCTTAAGCTTCTTACTCAATGCACCCGAGCCAAAACCAATAGCCATTAATGTGTATAGCTGCGAGTCATCAGCATCTAACGCAATACCTGCACCACCCATCATTAATGTACCAAACATAGGACGTACTGCCACTTCAAATGCTTTAGCGGTAAAGCTCTTATTCTTATACATCAACTCAGCAATTTCTATCTGTGCCTTAGTCCGCATATCTGTCATCTCATTAAACTTAGAATCGAGACTGGCTTTTATTTTAACGTCTAAATCTTTAAATGTTTCTTCTGATAGATTACCTTCCTTACGGGCTGTTCTAATCCCTTGTAACCCTCTGAGTAGGTGTGTGTTATTATCAATATTCTTTAACTGACTATAGAAATCTTTAACTGATGGTAGTTTGAATGTCTCTGTGATAAGCTCTTGTTCTTTAGGGGTTAGTTTACCTACGTCATCTGTACCACGTATGATACGCTCCTCCACCTTAGCAAGTACCTGCTCCTCTGTTAGTCCTTTAGAGTACTTCTTGCTAAGCATCTTAATGAAGGCATCACCACCAACAGCTAACACACCACCACTACCTGCTACGATAGCTAACATCTCAGGGTCTACTTCACCTGTCATAGCATAACTATGTAGGGCATATTCTCCTGCTGCAGTAGAGGCTCCTGTTGCTCCTAACACTAACTTACCTGCTTTAGCTGCCTTGACCCACGGTACAAGGTACGTTACTGGGTCAACAATAGCAGTAGCAACACGTCCACCTATTACCGCAGCATCAGTATCATACTTACCGCCCTTAAACTTAGGAAACTCTTTAAAGATTTCTTCTTGTCGCTCAGCTTCTGTGTCTGCTCTAGCCTCTTCCCAGTCCTTACCTTCAACTACAGTCTCATATGCAGTCTCTGCTAGTCTACCTAAGCTACCTAATATCATAGGCTCCTGGGCAGTACCATATGATACCTTACGAGCAATAGTAGGCTCGTCCTGTTCAACTACTGCTACATCCTCTAAACTATCAAAAGGATTATAAGCAGCAACAGGCTCCACTGTTAGCACATCCTCAGCTACCACGACAGGAGCTATTGCAGCTATAGTAGGTTCTGGTGTAGCTATAGTAGGTTCTACATCATCATCAAAAGGATTATACGCTTGTACTACTTCTTGTTCCTTCTTGCGTACCTCTTCCTCGTCATCAAAAGGATTATAGTTTTGAGTCATATCTATTTTATTTTTGAAGTTTTATCGGTATACTGCTGTAGTCTAGAAGCGGCTGGGTTATTGATAGGGTAACCACCTTTTGTAGTACCTGTTGTACTATTTAAGATACTATCTCCAGCATTCTTAACTGCGTTCTTAGCAGCACGTGTTTTATTTACAGCTCGTTGTTTTAACCTGTTAGTACTTGAGGATACATTAGCCTTACCTCTATTAAGAGTAGCATCAACAACCTTACCTGTAGTAGATGTCTTTAACTTATCAGCTATCTGTGCCTTACGGGAGCCATACTTCTTACCAAACTTACCATTAACAATTTGCTGTGCCATAGGATGTTTAGTAATCTTTAACTTATCAAGTAGCATACCAAGCTTCTCACCTGCAACACCTAACTGAGAGGATACCTGTCCTGTACGTAGGTAAGTAGAAATAATAGAAGGGAGTTTTGCTGCGCTTCCACCAGGTAACCCTGGGAGTGCACGCATAACTTCATCAGATACGTCACCTAACCAACTACTAACATCTTCTATGGTAGTAGTATCAGCTGGCTGAGTAGCCCATTCATTATCTCTAGGGTCACCATTCATTCGAGGGACATCTTCAACCTCTTCTGTATATAAGTAACCAAGACCTAAACTCTCATACTTAACTTTATTCTTCTCTGTGAAAGGAAGGAACCTAACAGTCCCAGTAGAACTAGTACCTAAGATACCTTTAACACCGTCTTTAACAGTAAACTGAACATTCATATCTACAGGAGTAACTTGTGGAGGTGTAGCAGTACCATCTGACATCAACTGTAAGTCACCTGTAGGTGTTACTTCAGGGACAATAGTACTAGATGTATCAGACAATGGTGTAAGCACATCTGCACCTTGTGTTTGTAGTGTGTAATAGTTAGCAGAGATATCACCTAATGAGGCATCTTTAAGTACTGTACCCCCGATTTCTTTTACATATCTCAGTAAGCCACTTTCATATTGAATACGCATATCGTCAGTTACAGCAGTACCAAACGGAACTACGTTGTAAGGTATAACATAGGCTGAGTTAGCTGTTAGTCCTGTATCAAACTCAAAAGTTCTAGAGGCTAAATCCTTCTTAGCAATGTTAGTAACATTAGTCCAATCAATAGCATCTAACTTCTTAATATCTAATACTTCATCTGAACGGGCATCTTCCCTTACTTGTGTAGACGCTTGATTAATAGCTTGTTTAAGGGCATCGTGGTAGTTACGTCCTAGCTCTGTAGGTGTATATACCTTTTTACCTTTAGTACCTGTCTTACGATAGAAGTAATCACCATCACCTAGAGCTTTACTAGCTGATAGTGTAATTGTATTGATATCCTTATTCTCATCTCTACTACGTGCAGTATCAAAAGCCTTAGTCTTATTTGAGATTTTTACTACATTCTTAGCTAGCTCATCTTGGAAGGTAGTCAACTTCTTCTGTGCCTTAACTAGTGTGCTCTTAGCATTAGTTGCAATCTTCAAATCAGGATGCATCATAAGCTCTTGAAGACGTAATACATCACCCTCTAATACTGATAGCTGTGTGCCTGAGCTACTAACTGCCACAGGGTCGCCTACGCTTTCTGGAGTTGTAACAGATACGCTTTCTGGAGTTGTAACAGATGCAGGTACTACAGTGCTTGAGTTACCTTCTTGAATGTTACGCTGCGCATTAAATAAAGCCTGCTGAAGCTTATCGTACGGCATACCTGAACTAACATCCTGTGTATAAGCTACTGATGTAGCAAATGCTTGGATAACGCCCTCTCTATCTTCAATAGGTACTGTTGCAATATGAGCTGCCAACTGAGGATAATTACTTAAGTTGGTTGTATACTCTGAAGTCAATTCTTCAGCTATTAACTTCTTATTAGACTTTTTATTCTTGTCTGAAGGAAACTCCCACTTAGACATCGTAGCTTTCTGTTCCTCTGTAAGAGGTGTTGACTTGCCTCTACGGTATGTAGTGACAGAACCTAAGTCCTCCTCAGTTAAAGGAATCTTCTCTTTAGGGTCTGTAAAACCAAGGTCATTCATCAAACCACGCATCCCAGTTGGTGTCTCTGCACGCATACTCGTATAGATACCTTCCTCGTTAGAATACTTAAGAGTTGGCTTCTCACCTAATACAGGCATATTAGCAGGTATCCACGAAGAACCTGCCATTTTACGTGCCGTCTCAAGACCAGCTAAATCTTTATAGCCACCAGCAATTACTTGACCCTGCGGTGTATCAATACCACCAGCAGAAGTAATACTTTCAATCTTAACCTCAGCAGCATCGTACTTCTTATTAGCAGCTGTTAGCTTAGTCTTTAATAATTCATCTTGTCGCTTAGCTTTAATCTCAGCTAGACGCTCAATACGCTTTGATTCCGCAGCATCTGTTTCCGCCACTCCTTTAGCAACACCACCTGTAAAATGGAGTAGACCCTCACCAAAACTAATACCCATTACACTTCCTCCTGCTCTGCTTCAAACTCATTTACTTTAGATAACAATGAAGAAGGTAACTTACTCTTAACCTCTTCAGGTTGCATCTTTCTAATATCTTCTGTAGCGATAGCACGTAAGTCATCCTCACGTTCATCTAAATCATCACCATCACTATCTAACTGGAAATCGATATCTACGTCACTAGCTAACCACATAAGTAAATATATAGTAGGCTCAACAAGCAGCAATAATAAATCAGGTGACCACTTACCTTCGTGGAATCCTTTAGTAAGATACACTTGTGCAAGCATATCCAATGGAGTCCCCTCACGCATTGTTTGTAGTACATCCTCATAACTACCTTCTTCCGTCAGATGGTCAAAGATAAAGGCCATAGCCTTCTCTACATTAGTAAACTCAGGTGGCATCTCATAAGGTCTCTGAGCTGCTGGGTCAGCTGTTAGTGATTCCCCTGGTACAGGAGCATCGAAGGGGTCACCCCCTAACTTTTCAAAACCCTCTGACATATTAATTTGCTGTTCAATCATTATGTTATCCTATTAACCGTAAATTTGTTTCATCTTATTGGCCTGCGCCTGTGCATAGGCACTACCACCTTGTGCTCCGCCATAACTAGCTGCAAAGTCTAAGCCAGTACCTGATTGACCACTCATTAATAATGAGCCACCACCAGCATCATATTGGTCACCAGTATCACCTGTAGAGAATCCTGCACCGTAAGGACTAGATGAACCAGAACTACCAAATAAACTTGAAGCAGCATCTTTCAACTTGTCAGCTACATTGTTCTTCTCTTTAGGTGCAGCAGGGTCTTGAGGTGAAATGTAAGTAGGTGTACCTCCTGCGGCTGCACTACGAGTAGCACGTAAACCATCAGCAGTATACTCAAATGGCTTCGTTATACCACCTTCCCAATCAAATGACATAGACTTATCAACACCGCCTGTTTGCTCCCATAAGCCTCTGCCTTGGTCTAAGCCAACACTAGCTGCTTCTGAGTAATCATACATCTCTGACATCTGTCTCTGATATTCAACTGAACCAGGAGTACCTTGGAGAGTACTTGTATAATCTTTATAGAATGATTTACCTACCTCATCATTATAACCAAAGGCTTTAGCTTGACGCATAGCACCTGCTTCACCACCCTCCATACTCATCTTCATCATACGTTGTTGTGCTTTAGGGGACATACGCTGGGCATACTCAGAAGGATTATTATTAACATAGTTCTGTGAAGCTCTCTCGTGAATCTCAGGACCAATCTCACCTATCGCTTTATCATAAGCTACTTCAGCATTTGCATCTGCAAGATTTGTCTGAGCTTTGTACTCAGGCGAATACACACTAAGCCCTGAATCAGATAAGTAATTGAGTTTACCAAAGTCACCTGTAGACATAACGTCACTTGCACTCTTATACATATTAGATACACCATCCATAGTAGAACTACCTACTGCCTTAAAGCCAGCAGTAACCTTTTCTGAGATAGTAGCATTCTCACCTAATGTAGAAACACCTTTATTGTATGCGCCAACACCTGCATTAATACCGTAACCAATACCACCACCAACAGCACCTGCTAGAGCACCTTTAAGTTTACCACCACTAGTAATGAAACCAGTAATAGCACCCTTACCCATAGCACCCCAGATACCTGCATTAGCCCAGAGCCCTTGGAAGCCAGGGATAAAGCCAATGGCAATGGAGGCAAGGGGCCCCATCTTCTTGACAACTTTGCCAATACCTTTAGCTACGTTCTTAACCCCCTTCCATACTTTCTTAGCTACCTTACCGATACCTTTTACTACTTTCTTAACTACCTTAGTAACTGACTTAAACGCCTTCTTAACAGCCTTAACAATTCCACTAAACCAACCCATAATATTCTCCTATCCTTTATAAATTTTCCAAGCTAACTCACCCGCTGCCGCAAGTGACTTACCCTTCTCAGCATCTGTTGCTGCTTCGTTACCCATAGCTGCAATAGCTAAACGAGTCTTAGCATCTACATCATTCATCGAAGATTGAAATGACCAGTTAGCTGAATCTCGCATCTCTTGCCACATATTAGCTTGTGCTTGCGCTGAGAGATTAAACATATTAATAGCATTTGCTTGATTCATTGCATTCTCACCAGCAGTGTTCGCAGTATTCAGCTGTCTTCTCCACGTAGCATTAGACTGATTAATAGCATTAGCGTTCTGTGTATTGAACTGGTCTCTGTTAAAACCTAGTTGTGAATTGAACTGGTCAATCTGTGAGTTAAGCTGTGCTGTTGCCTGACTAGCTTGGAGTTCGTTCCCAGCATCTAACGCAGACCTTTGCTGTGATAGTTGTGAGTTGTATTGACTAATAGCGTCTGCTCTCGTAGCATTATTAGTATCTACTTGAACACTCAAGTTCTTCATAAATGTATCTACTTGCTGTTGATTAGCTGCATTGAACTGCAGAGAAGCATTAGTTGCTGACTGGTCAGATAGCATATCCTGTTGTCTCATCTGTGCATTAAGTGTAGATGCTTGTTGTGTATTAGACAAGTTAGCCATATCCATCTGAAGGAATGCTTGAGCATTCGCTACCTGTGCTTGCTGTGCGTTAGATAAGTTAGTTAAATCCATATTAGCTAGCGTAGTAGCATTCTGAATAGCAGCTTGTTGTCTATTACCTAAGTTAGTCATCTGCAATGTCTGCATAAACTTACTATTTGATAATGTCTTTTGTTGTGAGTAGTTCAAGTTAGACATATCCATACCAACTTGTGCAGAAGCATTCTGTAATGCTGTCTGCTGCTGATTAGATAGATTAGCCATAAAAGTCTGTTGCTCTGTCTGTGCATTCTGCTGTGCCATAGGTAACGCAGACTGTGTAATAGCAGCCATAATAGCTTCTCTTGCTACAGTAGACTTACCCATACCTCTTGCAGCTAACACAGCCTCAGCAGCTTCTAAGG